GCAATAGCCTTTTTACGTGCAATCTTTACCTTCTTAATCTTGGACTCATCATCAATGTCTTCATCGTATTTGTAGTCCTCCATTAACACATCAATGTCTTCTTTATCAAGACCCTTCTGTGTGGTGGAAAGATATTCACGAAGAACTTGATCAGGGTCCATTGAATCGTAGTCCTTGTTAACCTTAACAAAGTCATCGAATCCACGCCCTGTCTCCTTCTTAAATTTCATATAAGCAGCCACATCTTCGGGAAGGGGCTCAGACTCTTGGCGTTCTGATACCAAATCATCGAAGGAGTTAATCTGCTTATTGTAGCGTTTTCCAATATATGAAAGAACTTGCTCCTCTGTTAGTTCAGGCTCCTGTGCCGGAGGCTCTTCTGTTTTATCAGCAGGAGGCTCTATGTTTGATGTGTCAATCTTGACATCATCTACAACCTCACCATTCAACTGCTTCTCGTGTTTCTCAAGAAGTTCTTTTTCAACTTCCTGTACACTTTTGCCCTCTGTCGCATCAAGTGCTCTTACTTTAATTTCCATTAGATTAGATTTAATTTGTTACAAATTTATACAAAAATTGCGAAAGTTTTAGCGAGGTTCAAACTCCGCTAAGTCAAACCCATCAAGGCTGTCCTCATTGGACTCAAAGTCCATAGGGGGCAGATTGTTCTTCCTTTGGTTTATGAGCTTAGACTGTTCGCTATTCTGTTGACTTATACGTCTTGCCTTCTCCTTTTCCTTCATATCCTCCCTGCTCATTAAAGCGGACTCCTTAAGACCACCTAACTGCATTTGGTATTGGAACTCCTCATTCATCAGCATCCGCTTCATATCAGCCTCAGCTTTAAGTCTCTCAATGTCAAATGCCACCTCAGCCTGCTTGATCTGCATCTTAGACTGAGCCTCAAGCTGTATCTTTTGCATAGCTGTTTGAGCTGCAATCTGTTGAGCTTGAAGCTGTTGTTGAGCCATCATTGCCTGCTTCTGCATTTCCATCTTTTCCTCACGCTCCTGCTTCTTCATTCTCTTGACCTTTAGGAGTTGGTTTGCAAGCTTGATATTCTTAAGCTCACGTATGTCGATGGCATCCTCAAGATTGATGTCTCCCTTAGAAAGAGCCATTTGAATGTTAGCCTCGAGCTGAGCTTTCTGCTCTTCATCAGGAGACACTTCAATAAATACACCAAAGTCGTATATATACAGGTCACTGATTTCGTGGAGTATAGATACGTTGTACTTTCCAATCTTGTTGGCAAAGTCATCTTTGAAGTCAGCATATTGTAAGATGTCTGCAACACGGTAGGTAAGGGCTTCAGCAAGCGACCTATAGATGAATAAACCTCCTTCAAGAATGTGGCGTGTAGCCGTATTGGAGTTAAGTGCAGCGAGCTTTTGGACCCCTACCAATGCGTTAGGGTCAGGCGTAGAGCCATCCCTCGCTTCATTCAGACCGGTTACCGATCTGATCATATCAAGGTAGTGATTGTAGTTTGCTATCAGCATCTGTGTCTTAGCAGCTCCTGAGTTGGAGGTAAGTTGCTGAATAGGAACCCGAGCGTTATTAAAGTCACCTTCTTGGGTATAGCTACGTCCAATGACGCTACCCGTTTGGAAGTATAACCTTAAAGCATCCTCCGGGTTGTAAGCCTGTCCTGTTCCAAGGTCAACCTCATTGAGACCATCGGCATCAATGAATACACCATCGGGGACAGTACGAGCAATAACTTGTTGCAGCTTAAGGTGAGTAAGCTGAATCAGGTCAGCGAATGGTATCATTCTGCGGACGAGTGATTCAATCACACCCTTATACATACGAGGTGCTACTGCTACATAATTAGGTAGTGCGTGTTGAGAAGTTGATTTAGGACGAACCATATTTTCAGCCATCTGCCACTTGAGCAAGATGTTGGTTCCCATCACCATCACACCCTCATACCACACATCAATAGTCTTTTCAATTTTTTCAAACTTTCCTTCCTCCATCATTTCAACAGGAGGATTAAACTGATCATCCTTCTCAATTACACGAGAGCCACCTGTCTCAAGAATCTTTTTCTTGTAGACCATTTTCTTTGTGGTCTTGTAATTGAAGTAAAGGATAGTTGCAGTATCACGATAGAACAAACTGTTCTCATAGAAACGTGCTACGTTGTAGTAGTCATACCAACTCTGAGAATACATTGAGATTTCTTGCAACTGCTCACGTGTGAGTGTTGGGTCAATCTTTACAAGCTCAGTAATTGGAAGCGTTTTAATTTCTCCCCAATAAAAACAATCTTGGAAGAATGGGTCTTCGGTATAGCTGTATACTATATTCGCAGGGTCAACGTATGAAACTTGCACTCCTGCACCGGGAAGAAACTCGTGCTTAGCAACACCAATACCAAGAACAGCCAAGTCATAATCTATGCGCTTGCGTGTATCTTGATAGTGGTTTTCGTCAAATATTGTATTGATAGCTTCTTCTTCAGCAATCTCAATTGCAGGTTTGTAATTGAGTTGCATATAAAGTGAAAGCTCTTCGTCAGTTTCGGGGAGCTCATCAGGGTCCATTGTAAATGGGTCGACACCTGTTGACTCTTGTATTTGCATTAGCACATCTTTGGCAGCCATCTGCCCCTCAATCATATCTTGATACTTGCTGCGCTTTGCTTGAGACATTGCGTCTTGTGCGTATGCCTTTACTTTGAAAAGTCTGTCAGACATTCCGTTCACAACAATGTCTACAAACTTTGGAAGAATAGGTACGGGGGTCCAATCTAAATTCAAATAAGACAAGTCACCATCTATAGCAAGTTCATTCTTATACTTCTGAACAGACTGCTCTCCACGAGCGTATAATCTTAATCTATGAAAATCACGCCATTGACTGTAATACCTGCATTGATTGCCATCTTTGCGGAACCACTCGTATTGGATGGCTTGACCTACCTGTAGACCAAACGCATCAGAAGCTTTCTCTGCGTCAGAAACAAACTGACCCGGAAAGCCTGTTGCGGATATATTAACTTTTACATCTTTCATTTAATAAGTTCACTTAGTGTTCCACTATTAGTGTACCTTGCGAAATTAATACTAATTTTCGACTCTTTTTTGTCAGGTAAATATACATTTTTTTGGTTTGCCATTATCGCTAAACCTGAACTAATTGTTGCGTCAAACTTAGTTCTGTCACTTATATCAAATCTCGCCCAATCTTCAAGCGTTCTTGTGAATGGCATTGTCCCTATCTCATCAGCCGGTCTATAGGTACTCGTTAGGTCAAAACCTATAAACTTCTCAATATATGTCTCAATAGCTGAAGCGTGTGCCTGCTTAACCTCTTCGGATGAGTTTGGTATACCACCAAGCTCTCTTTCGGTTTTGCTCAGCTTGTTGAGTGTACGATCAGGGCGGTTCATACAGAAGTGTCTATACCCCCTGTTCTTGAAATGGTATAGAAGTCTTGGCTTATTGTTCTCCGCAAGCATAGGCATACCATAAAACACGCAAGCCATTAGCACCTCCTCAAAGAATATCTCAGCCGTCTGAGGACGAGCTATGTATTCCAAGAAGAACTGATTGGTAGGAGCATCGTCCAAATGATACTTGGTCATACCGTGCAAGGAACCGTTTGACCCCCTCCCACCAACTACCGCTGAGATGTCATACGGGTCACAGCCAAAGGATCCGAGGTGTTCATTGCCGGGGTACTTGGCTCCGCTCCTATTGATGACATTATTCTGCATATTAGTAGGTGGAACCCAACTGATTAAGAACCTTCCCCTTGGGTCAGGACTCCATATCACTCGGCTATCTTTCTCGCCATCCTTCCAATGGAATGTTCCACGTGAAACATTATGCGCCTGAATCTGTGAATCATTGTAGTCAATCTGATGATATATCTTGGTCAGGTTAAATAGCGCCTGCTTACTCTCATCCCTGAAGGCGTGACTTTCGGTACGAGGGAATTGCCGGTAGAACTCATTGAGCGCATCAGCATCGTTTTTAAGCGACTCAACCTCAGCCTCCCAATAGTCAATGGCTCCGTTACGAATAGTCCCTCCATCTACTCCTCTTATAGGATCAGTAGGCTTACGTAGCACAGGCATCCCATAGATGTCGATGAACCCTTCCATATTCCATTCCATAGGAATAAACAAAGAATAGAGTCCGCTTTTGGTTTGCCCGTTAGCGTTTCGACTATCCAATGCCGAATCTTCGTACAATTTCTTATAGTTATCGCCACCCTTGCTTAGTGCATTGGAGGTGGACCCCATCATACACTTGCCAATAATCTTGCTACCCACCCTAAGACAGGTTTTGGTTACCCTCCAATTGTTCAGGATATTATTCGGCTTTACCCACTTTGCGCTCTCATCGTGCGCAAGAAACAGCAGCTTTTCACCGTCATAAGAGTTCTCCTCAGTGTTCTTCCAATCTATCGTGGTGTCAAGACCATCTACAGTCTGAGCATCAGACTGCGACATATTCTTCTTTGTAATCTTAGAAGCCGGTACACGGTAGGCAAGCTCAGTCTTTGGCTTGTCCATCCCATCCATTACCGGACGGAAGAAGAATGGCAGCCTGCTGTTAATGGGTACAACCTTATCGGTAAACATCTTCTTGGCATCAGCACCCGTCTTAGACAGGATACCAACCCTTGAATCCCTTGCAAGCGTGGCTATGTTTACGCACTCTGAGGATGCCATAAATGAGAATCCTGAACGCCTGATCTTGAGGTATATCATCCCAAAGCACCGGTGGTCAGCCTTACAAGCCTCCCAAAATATAAAGAAGATACGGTTGGCTTCCCTGAAGTCAGGATAGCCTACGTCAATACTTGACCATTGTAAGTACATATAGTGAGCCCCCGTGATGTAGGTAGGTGTGCCGTTATTCATAAACCACATACCCCCTTCCCGGTAATCAAACTCCTGTTCAATGTAATCTACCCACCGGTTCTTAAACTCGGTAGGCATATCGTTCCATTGGAATATAGACTGAATCTTGGCGAGCTCCTTGGGTAAATCTCTGCGCTCCCAATACTGCTCAGCCTTAGAGTTGTGTCTTTGAAGACACTCTTTAGGCGTTGCCGGTAGGGCAATAACTAACCCTGCGATATTGATAATCTCCCCAATCTGTCCCGTCTTGGAGATGACCACCATATCGTACTGCTCATTGTAACCATACTTCCAAGACCGAACTCCGTTCTTTTTGGATATGGCGTTCTGAGGCACATAGTCATTAACGACCCGATATAGACCTTCGTTCTGCAAATCCTTGTTTTGTATCTACTCTATTTGTTCCACTCTCAAGCATCTCAAGTGCCTCCCTCTCTGCCTCGATTCGGTTAAGAATCTCAAAGGCATCAAAGATGGCAAGCTTCTTGGTAGCGGCTGCGTTCTTTAGCCTGTCTGCCGCAAGCTCATCATCAGGATCAGGCTTGATAATATCTTCCTTAGCCACTTTGATGAGCTGCTCTACGGCTTGATGACCGGCTTCAATAATTTTTAATTTAATGTCCTTCATTACTTCTCTCTTAAAAATGCGACCTGAATTAGACGAGAATTATCGTCTTGCCCAAAGTTCTCAAAAATATTTCTACTATGCGGAACCTTTGACTCAAATACAACCATACGGTTAAACTTTGAGTACATCACGCAAACCTTACGACCATCATCGTCATAGATGGTAGTGCCATCATCGTCAGGATGCGTATGGCTCAAATACAGGATAGCTGTAATGTCGCCCATCATCTCATCCGTATGGATGAAGTTTGGCTCCTCCTGACCTTCAGGAGACTTGCGTACAAAGTTCCAAGCTACTTCATAGGTTGGTCCAACAAAGTCAATTACTGTTTGCGCAAACTCATCATCGTGGTCACGAGGCTGAATATTTTGAAACACATTGACACCATCGTATATGTCTACGAAATCGTTATCGAGTATGTCAGATACGTAGCTAATAGGTTCGTGGATAACATTATCCATTATGATCAGGTTCATAGTACTATGGTTATTTGGTGGTCATACATTCTATATAGCTTCTCTCCGTCTACCTCAAATTCATATTCGCTATCAGGCTTAAAGCAGACCTTGTCTCCCTGACGCACACCCTGTTCTATAAGGTAAGCGTTAGGGTAGACCATCTCACCCATAAGGGGCTCGTTGGTAAACGGCTTTTTGATATAAGACTCAGTAGCCGGTATGGGCTTGACAAAGCAATACCTGTCGTAAGTATGCCACTTACCATCTTGCTTGTACAGAAAGAACTGATCTTCGTCTATCAAGAATACGTCATCACGAAAAAATGATCGACCGCTTTTTTGGCGACCTCTCATATCATTATAGAACTTAAAGACGTTGTGATGCACGAGAAGTGTATCACCTTTTCTGATTGGACCATCGTACTTATAGGGGACCTCCTCAACAATGGCATACCGGTTAGAGAACTTGTGGTCCTCCTCCGATGTGTTGACGATAAGGTCAATACCACCTACTTGCTTGGTATTAGAATACCTTGTCCCTGCCTGTGGCTTTACAATGAAGTTAAATGGGGATTGCATTAGTAGTGAATATTGTACTCAATGGATACAGGAATAGTGTGGCTAAACTCTTTCCACAACATCACCTCACTCTTATCGTTGATGATATATATTTTTATTGAACCTGTTTGAGGCTCAAACTTTATGAGGTGTATCTTATGCGTATTATCAAGTATGTCTTGTCCTACAAGGTAGTGCATAGCTCCATTCTTGTAGTCGGGACCTATTGATATTTTCCTTATATCCATATTTAATTAAATTTAATTTCATTAGAAGAACTATTAGTACACTACTCCCAACTGCCCCGTGCCGGTAATACGGTACACTCGCCCTACAACCAAGCCACCTGCAATAGCAGCAGCATTGTTTGGATATACAGGCACATTAGGAAGAGGAAGGCGCAAGATGTCGCCTACTGTAAAGTTCTTTGTTTTGTTTTGATCTTCAGCGTCAGTGCCAATGAGCTTATCATTGTACGTTACGTTGTTGTCTGTTGCGTAGGAATTAATGTTTGGCATATTACAAATTTGAAATGAATGTGTTAAATGTTGATTCGTCTTAGGCAATAATTTATCATTTGATTTAATTTTA